TTGACCGCGATATCTTCTTCCAGCTTGCTTCTGGTACCACCGTTGCTGGTGCGGCAGGAACTGCTGTGGAAGATGCGGCCACGGGTAACATCACTGCCGCCTCCACTTGGAGCGCGTTTGTTGGTGACGGCCAGACCGTCTGGGCCTCGGCTGGTAACGGCAATGCGACTGACCTGACCGATCTGGGTATTCGTCGTGGTGTGTTCAATCTGGATAAGGTTGATGCCCCGATGGCTGCTCGGTATCTGGTCCTGCCGCCTGTGACTAAGGCTCTGCTGTTGGGCGTCGCTCGCTTCACGCAGCAGGCTTTCACTGGCGAAGCCGGTCCTGCAAACACCATCCGTAACGGTCTCGTTGGTAATGTGTACGCTGTCGAAGTGTACGTGTCCAACAACCTTCCGGGTGTGTTGAATGCTAACGGCGGTGTGTCGGCTGTGGCTTGGATGCTTCAGCGCGATGCCACGGTACTCGTCGAACAGATGGGTATTCGTACGCAGCAGCAGTACAAGCAGGAGTTTCTCGCGGACCTCTTCACTGCTGATATGATCTACGGAACTGGCATGCTGCGCGGCGGATCTGCCGTGCCGTTTGTGGTCCCGTCTCTGCTTGACGCCTAATCGCGTCTAGGGCTTCGGGGGCTGAGCCTATCAGCCCTCACTTATTCTGAGGAATCCATGGATCGTACTAATCCCCAAATACGGCAGGTAATATACGTACCGCAGGTAGTTGGGAAGAATACAACGATCCGGGATCAAGACGCTTATAAGATATGGACTCATGCGGTAGCAGGGACGATAACGTTTACCCTCCCGCAAGCCAAAGCAGGCTATGGCCCATACTTCTTCTTGATGCAAGGCGCAGCCAATATCATCAAGATCACTCCGGGTAATGCTACCGATAAGATATCGAACCTAGCAGCCGGAGCTTCCTATACTATGGCAGGTAGCCAGTCCTTCCTAGGACTCTTCTGCGAAGTAGCCGGTACGTGGAGTATCGTAGCACAGGACTTCCAGACGACAGCCGGAGGTATTATACTACCCGGTCCTGTGACGATAGCCACCGGTCCGTTCATTGTAGACAACGGCTCTGGCACTCCTGTCTTTGAGGTTACTGGCGCCACTACTGGCATTACAGTTGAGGGGTTTGGCCCTAACGCTGGCGGACTGGTAGACATGACCCCAGATAAAGGGTTCTTTACTGTCACCTTGACTGGTGTTACTCCGGCCACGACCGGGACGGCGACATGGGTACGCAATGGCTTATCAGTAGTCATATGGCTGCCCTCTCTAGTAAACACCAGCAATACTACAGCCTGTACATTAACTGGCATTCCGGCAGAACTTCAGCCGGCTAGTGTTACCCAGAACCTATTCGCCGTTACAGAGAATAATTCGGTAGTAGGGGCGAGTGTTATTCAGATACCAGCCGGCAGTGGCACATGGACCGTATTTAACGGCCTGCCGCCTAGCTCTACATTTACGGCAGCCAACAGCAAGGGTATTCCAGATGGAGCATCCTTGTCTTATCAGCTAAGCTAAAGAGATATCATGGCAGCTACTTTCCGACAGATCGTTAACAACGTCCTATCTAATATAGGCAGTACGCAGATTCCTGCTACGCAGACGACTGTTACAGATCCGTACCAGCTTCAAGTGTGTAACTTCGTAAACCACATCAAGGAAGAGGTAGAGTCAGCTACGCAGTGGAGTGCTTTATGGACCCTGTTCAACATCAATTATCTGTTCCCGAACACCACGCAGCAGATCACAGACCAGACCATAGCGAACAAGAGTGCGAACAGCCGGTCTTTCGTGGCCCGCATGTACAACCACCGGTTTGGCCGCGAGGTTCCCCTTGTGTTCAATGTGACTACATTCGGGATACCGTTCCTTGTTGGGGAGATGCCTCTAGCGGACATTATCTACTACAATACGGTTTTGAACCAAACGCCGGTGGCCTACAGTACTAACTACGCGATACAGGATCTGGGCAATGACAATATGCAGATGCTTATGTATCCGGGTGCTAATGCGAACTTCCTCATCGCTGCTACGATGGTGGTTCCACAGCCGCGTGTTGACGCCACTGTTGCTGGTACTGCTTGTCAGCCGTGGGCTGATCCCCGCTGGACAGGTACTACGGTTGGCTTGGATAGCCCAATACTTGTACCCAACTTTCCAATCGAACTTGGAGCAGCTTGGTACGCCTTGCAGGAAAGAGGCGAGGAATTAGGAGCCGGTAGCATGTTCACAGAGGAACGCTATCGCGAGGCTCTGGATGATGCTGTTACCCGCGATCCGGGATCTGTGGCGCTTGAAATGATCATAGCGTAGCCATATGCCGCGCTTAGCTAGAATACAACCTATCCAGCAACTTGCTCCGCTCGATCTAGTATCGCCGGGGAGTAGAGGGCTGAATACCGTACAGGCGGGCCAGCTTATGGACCCGACCTATGCGGCGCAGGCACAGAACGCTGTTATTGATACGGCAGGCAGACTTGCCGCCAGACAGGGCGTTACCAATCAGACGACTACGCCTATCGGCAACGTCACGGTAACTAATGAATTAGAGGCTACTGCTAACGGCACGCAGCTAGTATTCTCAGGGACGTTCGCCAATGCTCCTGTAGTGCCCGGCACGGTTACTATCACCGCAGGGGCGGTTACTGCTACAGACAGTGGTGGGGCTGGCGTTCTCTCTGGTGTCGGCGTTATCACCGGCACCATCAACTACGTAACTGGCGTTTTCACTATTACCTATCTGCTGCCTCCTACCAACGGTACGCAGATACTGGCTACTTACAACTACACGCCGGTTATCAAAGAATTCTTTGAGTATAACGCTGGTGGCGGCGTATATCAGAACATTATTACATGGAATGGCGGGGCTAGCAATAACATCAATAACCCGCCAGCAGGAAGTATCGCAGGAACAGCCTCACTAGTGAGTGGCACATGGTTCTTCCAGAATTTCAACAACAAGATGATTGGGTTTCAGAACGGACAGAAACCGTGCGTGTACACGAACGGGACTGGTACGTTGAACACTATCGTAGAGTCAAGCGGGACGTGGCCCCTGTCGAGCGGAGTGGGAGCAGCGTGCTTCGGCCGAGTGTGGAGCGTCAGTCAGGACAATAACACCATCACCTATAGTGGCCTCTTAGACGAGACGGATGTAGGTAATGCAGATGCTGGCGTAATCAATATGCAGAGCATCTGGAGCAATGGCACGGATACCATCACGGCTATCTTTGCCTTTAATGCTGCTCTGGTGGTATGCGGACTGAAGCATATCGTCATGTTCACAGACGGTCGTGGAAGCCTTCTGGGTATGGACCCAACGCAGGCATACGTATTTGATATGTTGACCGGTACTGGCTGCCTTAGCCAGTGGACGGCGCAGGCAATGGGCGAGACGGATTATTTATTCCTGAGTCCTAACGGCGTACAGAGTCTACAGCGGCTTACTACGGATCGTAATAATCCTACTGATAATCTCAGTAAGTATGTTCGTGATAGTCTGCTGGCTCAGGTTACTCTGGAAATCCCGAATACCCTTCAGGCGACATATAATCCGCTAACCGGGTTTTATATAATGAACTGCCCGAAGTCAGGCACTATCTGGTGTCTGGATCAGCGCAGGCGGTATCAGGATGATATCGGCACAGTATGTGCGGTTGTAACTACATGGACTATGACGGCTACCGCTCTAGGTAGCACACATAACAACCTCACGTACATTGCCCGCACAGCCGGCAAGATTGGCCTCTACACAGGCAATCTGGATGAAGGGACTTCGTACACATATAGTTGGTTATCCCCGTGGCTTAGCTTCGGCCAACAGGGCGGACCGATGGTATCGGTACACCTGAAGATGATGAAGCGCTACGAGGCTATCGTGTTCACAGGGGGCAATGCTACCATGAACATGAACTGGCAGACCGACTTCTCGAATAGCACGCCGTTTCAGGCTAGCTTCAACCTAGTCAGCATCGGCAATAATAGCCAGTACGGCATTGGCCAGTACGGCATCGCGCAGTACGGCGGAGGGGCCGGCACTACCATCGTTAAGTACGATAGCAGAGCTAGAGGCCAGTACTACCAGCTTGGAATAACAATAAGCGTATCCTCTGTATTTGCTCTTCAGCAGGTGCAGTTTGCAGGAAAAATTGGAAGAGTAGCATAAATGTCGAATTACGGCCAGACGACCTTTTTCACACCTAAAGACTCACTACCGATCACCGATCCTAATAAGACGATCTTCGGTGCTGCGTATGACGTAGAGTTCGCTAATATCTCTACGGCCATTGCGACTAAGCTGGATAACGTATTCGTATCCCCTTCTCTGGTATTCCTGAACGTAACTACTACAGGCGTTCCTGCTAACGGCATTAACCTGCCGTCTGCTAACACTCTCGGCCTTGTAGCTAATACCGCAGTACAGGCCACCATTTCGTCAACCGGTAGCATATGGGGATCGGCTACTGGCGGAGCGCAAGGGGCGGGAACGATTAATGCGCAGGGGCTGTTTGTTAACGGCGTA